ATGGAGTAGAGATTATATTAAAAGATATAGGGTACGATAGAATGATTTCTCTTTTAGAAGTAAAGAAAATTGCACTAGGAAACAGTATGTCTAAACCTGTAGAAGATATACCAGAAGACCCAGCAGAAGCTATGACTTGTGATAGTTGTCAGTAAAGAAATCACTAATAGAGAGGAGTGTATGGTAATGTAAATATAATGCCTAATATACAAGATAAAAATAAAACTAAAAAGAAAACATCAGGAGTGCTAAAAAGGGAACCTAATGGATTGACTTTAAAGGGTATAAAAGACAGGGAGCTTTATATTCAATGGAGAAGTATTCCAGCTATGTTAAGACTGTTACCTAAAGAAGAACTAAAGAAGATGGGGTACAACATAGATGACCCTATATTCATAAGGCTTTTAGAAGTAAGTACTAGAAGACAGTTCTGTGCAGACTTTAAGGTTGGGATTAACCAGCCTACTATATGGGATAAAGAAGCAGGTATCATAGAAAAGATAAATGCACTGTCTACACAAGAAAATGTAATGAGGTTTAGAAAAGATGTAGACTTCTCTTTTACACAGAAAGTAATGAAGTCAGGAGATGCTCATAGAGTTAAACTTTGGAAGCAGTTATACGAAGGTTGGAATGAAAGAACTGAAAGTGTAAACGTAAACTTAAATATGACACCTGCTGATTTAGTAGCAGAGATAGAAGCTAGAAACAAAAAGATTAGAGATATAGAAGATGAAGAAGATAGATTAGAAAGAGAGCAAGAATTAAATGGTTTGAGTGGATAAAGCTTATTGCTTTTCTTCTTGTATAGGGGATAATTATATAGAAGTGTTCTTTGGAAAAAAATCATAAATAAGATACAACTATTTATATTTCTATTTATATTTCATAGGTTAGGGTACAGTCTGTCCCTAGCCCATTGGGTATTAGCTCTTAATAGCAACGGTTCTACTGGTTTATCTAGCAATAGATACTTCGAGCAATTCTCGTCAGTTATAAAGGGGTAGTGTCCAGTGGGTTGTGGATAGCTTCTCATTGCAATTATATCTTATATAAGGCATAATATAGGTATTAATAAATAAGTAGGAAATATTATGAGTAACAAAAATACAATGGCAGGAGTAAATATGTTTGAGTCAAGAAAGACAGCAAAGAAGTTTATAGAAATTATAGAAACGATAGTAAAGGGAGAAGGAAAGAAAGCAGGAGAGAAGTTTAACAAAACAGTATCAAATCTTTTCTGGGATAAACAAACATCAGAAGAAGGAAAGTATGATACTTATAAAGTAACAGAAGAAGATTTATTAGGAATAGTAACCAGCACTTTCGCTTAATATATATGACTATAATAGAAATTATAAAAATATTAGTACTAGCCACAGGATTAGGACTGATGATTGTGTCTTTGGTTTCTTTAATTTCAACTATACAAGTATATGGTTGGTTCATTAAAGAAGAAGAACTGGACAGGTATCTTGCTAGTGAATTGGTTAATATGACTCTCAGTCCTTTCCAGAATTCTGATGTAATGGCTAACTATGATATTCCTGATATTAGATTCATAGCTAAAACAGGTGGAGGTTGGAGATACTGGTATATAAGAAATATGGGTTTGGTATCTCCTTTTTCTAAATGGCACAAGAATATAAGTACGCATTATAAGATTTTAAAGAACAGTAAATAATATGGAAACACTAAAAAAACTGATGGAAGACTTGGGGATATCTATAGAAGATATGGGTAAAAAGATGAAAGCTATGGAAGATTGCAATACTTTTGAAGAAATAGAGAAGCTTTTAGGAGACGGAGCTAATGTACCTAATATAATTAGAGTTATAGTCATAGCTATAAACAATGATTTAACACCTAAAGACTTAAACACAGATGGTTCTGGTATAAAGAACTTCGGTCAAGCTTTTGTCGGTGCAATGGCTATGGAAGATGCTATGAAACTTGCTCTATTCTCTACAGCAGAGTTCTGGTATGCAGTGGGTAGAGGTCTTGGTTGGAAGACAGAAGGTGTTATGAGTGAACCTGTTATGTACTGGCACAAGTATGTAAACTTAATGGATAAGTTTTGGTTGGCTAACAACCATAAGAAAGCTGGGCAGATACAGAAAGAAAGAAGTGAAGAAGTTCAGAAATTCTTCGGAGAACTATTAGAAAGTAAAAAGTAATAATTATGTCTAAAAGGAAACCAGACTACATAGTAAAAGATATGATGTTAACCAGAGGGGTGGGTGGTGGAAACATAAAAAAGTATCTTATAAACTGTAGTAGATGTAGTGTAGAATTAGTTAGAGATGCAAGACCAAAGAATGCTACCTGTGTAGACTGTAAAGAAAAGAGAAGAAAAGAGCTTTATAAGAAGAATTATAAGAAATTAAAATAACATAATATGGAAACAGCAACATTAATATATTTACTGACAAATATCATAGCTATATTAAACGGAACAAATATAGAACTAACACCTGCTCAAGAATTAAGAGTAGTTGATATGTTAAATACTCTACAAGCTCAACAGGAAATAGTTGTAGATAGTCCTAGAAGGCTCAGAACTAGGTCTGATGAGAGAGTAATAGCAATACCTGAACCAAGTTATAAAACAGCAGTAGAACCTGTACCAGAAGCAGTTATAGATACATATAGGTATAAATGTCCCTATGTAAATTGTTTTGGTATTTCAACTCCTTAGTTGCTCTCAAAAATACCTTGTATATAGTCTAATACTGGGTATAATGGGTTGATATGAAAGAAGGTCTACCCACTCCCACTCCTACAGAAGAAGAAAGAAAGATGGCTGAGAAAGTCTGGAGAATGAATAATATATATTATATTCTTACTAAAAAGAAAAGGCTCTCTCCTATTAAGTTAAACCCTGCACAGAAAGATTACATAGAAAACAGAAAGACTAGGAACTATATACTTAAAGCTAGACAGTTGGGTTTCTCTACTCTTGGTCTTATAGATTTATTAGATGAAACTATCTGGCACAAGAACACTATATCTGCGATTATATCTCACGAAAAAGATAAAGTTGTGAAGCTATTTGAAATAATCAAGAGAGCTTACGAACATTTACCCAACGACCCTAGAATGAAACCTAGAGTATCTATCGATAACAGAAACGAACTCTATTTTCCTGATATAAACTCTAAAATATATGTAACGATAGATACCAGAGGTGCTACTGTGCATAACCTTCACGTTTCAGAGTTAGCTTTCATTAAGAATGCTGAAACTAAATTAGCTGCTACTCTTGAATCAGTTCCTAAGAACGGTATGATAACTTATGAAACTACTGCTAACGGTATGTCTAACTATGCTTTTGATGAATGGAATGAAGAAGGTTCAGAGTTTAGAAAGTTCTTTTATAACTGGCTGTGGGACCCAGACTATAGATTGGTAACAGAAAAAACAGTAGAAGAACTAGAAGCAGAGTATAGACCTTTAGCTTTAGAGTATGGGTTGATAGAAGACATAGTAAAAAGATATGACTTAGATGCAGAACAGATGGCTTTTTATTTATCTAAAGTCAGAAGACACAAAAAGTTAGTATTACAAGAATATCCGTTTAATGATCTAGAAGCTTTTATTGCATCAGGGTTGGGAGTATTCAGTACAACTGATTTGTCTAAACACGTTCCTATGCTTCCTATTGAGAGAAAATGGAGTGATTGTTTAATATACGAAAAGCCACTAATTGGATTTACTTATGTATTGGGAGTTGATTCATCAGAAGGATTAGGAAAAGACAATGCTTGTATTCAGGTATTAAATGCTACTACAGGTTTTCAGGCTGCTGAGTTTGCAAACCCTAACGTCAAACCAGACCAACTTGCAAGTTATACTATCGATATAGCAAAGTACTATAACAACGCTTTGATAGTTCCAGAAATCAACAGTTCAGGTACAAGTCTTATAGACCATTTGAAAACTAAGTATTATAATATATACAAACGTGAAGTTTTTGATAAGAGGTCAAGGGAAACAAGAGAAGTACTTGGTTGGAGAACTACAGGAACATCAAAACCTATCTTGGTAAATGCACTTGAGGAAGCTACCAGAGAAGAATACATTGCAGTCAATTCAGAAGAAACTTTAAAAGAAATGAGAACGTTTGTTAGAACAGATGATTCAGGACATCAAGGTTTTGGAGCAGAAGGTACTAATAAAGATGACAGAGTTATTGCTCTTGGTCTTGCATATCAAGGTATAAAGTTTATGCCAAAAATGAAGAAACCAGTTTCAGTTGCAAAAGAAAAATTAGATGAGTATTTAGAAAAGAAAAGACTGTCAGAACATTTTCCAGTAGAACAAGTACACAGTATTATGCGAGGAAGACAGCAAAGATATAAAATTAGAGGTAGATAAATAAAACTTGTATGATATTATTATTTCAATACTAAAGAATATGCCTAAAAATAAACCACATCAAAATGTCAAACCTCTTGAAGAAGAAAAAGGCAGAAAAATTAAAGGTTATCACCCAGAAGGAGATGAACTAAAAGTTTATAATCAATACAAAAGAAGAAAATCAGAACTTTTAGATTCTAGAAGAAGTGTCAATGGTATTGATATTGATGAACTGATGAGGAGAATGGATAAACAGTATTTCAATAGAGAAGCTGATATACCTGCCAGTGAGTTAGACCCAGACCAAAGACCAGTAGCTATAAACAATGCTTTCGGAAAAGTACAAAGTGCTTTAGGTATTCTTATAGATAGAAACCCTGAGATATCTTT